TGATTTAATACAATTCACGACGAATGTATAGGTAACGCGGTATCATACATCGGCGCTCCATATACATTCGTCGTGAATTGTATTAAATCACTTGTCTTTATCACAGCATTGGTTGTCAATGACCCCTGCGGAGTAAATGAAATCTCATCATTCAGTCTCCGTTGTCTTTGATTCAATGTATTCAAAGAATTAAATTGTTTATATTCAAATCCCATAATACCCATTAAACTATCTTGCCAGTGGTCCTCATCAATATTGAACGACTCTATGAATATACCACATAAAGCATCAAAAGGCTCCCATGGTTCAATATTTGGATTGGATTGGGAGACCTTCGCAGTTCCACCGGTGAAGGCTATTTCTTTTAAATATGGCATCATATCTGGACAGAAATCTCTCTTCAATAAATGTTTATTAATCTGCCAGACTGGTTGGCCAGAATCCGCATTGATTGGAACAGATTCAGAAGAGCCAGCAGTCTCCGTATTCCCTGTATATTCAGGTGTGTGTAATGCCTGGATCTGAAACTTGCTCTCGTCGGGATCCCAATTCATTGTTGGTTCATTCGCTCCCACATATCTTTGCTTTATTTTATGAACTACCGGTCTCGTTGTCTTTGAGGTGTCCCCCTGCGCATCCGTATCAATATAATATCTTGAATCATCGGCTCCATCCAATAATCCTGAATATAATACCATAGAGGCTGTGCCATAAGCATTAAAATGAGGATCATATCCCAACTTCCGTGGATTCGCATATCCCTCTAATCTACTTTTCCCGGCCGAGTCTCCTGATAAATAATAATAGTCTGTCGCAGGGATCGGTGCTGTCCAATCATATCCGACTATCCCCCAAGCCTCCTGAACGATTCCACCGATTCTAGATGTATTAAATGATATTACATCATATGAAGTAAGGGCATGTGGAGGCACCGGAGAATCCATTTGAACGGTCTCCCGAATCGCGAATCCATAATACATATCAAAGGCTTTGCCATGCTGACCACCACTCGCAATGTTCTCTCTGTCAGGTTCAAATGTAATAAATATCGGCATTGAATTACCATTTTTTGGTCTCATATACTGGGGCAGCGATGGGTCCAGGAATTGCCAGCCAGGATGATTCAATGCGTTAATCTGGTTCTCATAATTATCACAACCCAATTGGTCAAACGGATAAACCCCATTTGTCCCATCTTCTGTATTCATATGGATAAACCTGGCATTGCTTGATGATATAGATCCAAATGGGTCTCCAAAAGGTAATTCAGCCAGAGCATTATTACCAGTCTTAAATAATGATTCATCTCGTCCCTGCTGTCTAAATAACTCTTTAAAATAGTTTAGATTCTCCTCATTCCATAGATATGATGTCACAATCTTGTTGTCATTATGGTCACTACTATCGCGGTCATCAAAAGCAATAGCATTTAACATCTGACCTGGTGAATAATTGCGCCATGAGGTCGCGAGAGGATTCTTGGCAGTGTCCCCCACAGGGTTCCATACATTACCCTGGGGAGCGAGATGATATTGTCCCGCATTTATCTGTGATGCGTTCTTTAATAGTTCTCGCCCGGCCACCCATAATTCAGGTCTCTTCACTGCGATTGTAGAATACTGCTGAACATATTGTATCACATTCAGGTGGTCTGCGGTTGTTGGTGGATGTGCCACAGGCTTATTTGTCCAATATGATGTCCACTTATCTTCAGCAAACTCCACAGCATTGGCTGATGGGAAGGCCTTGTAACATTCACTATCCGCATATGTGCTCACCGGACTCTGGGCCAGTAACTGTGTCGTTCCAGGGGTTGGTGGAGCATGTGTGCCTCCCACTGTCCCATAAATAGTTGTCAGTGATGTTCTCGCTTGTAATTGATCCGATATCTGTTTCGCGATTGCTTCTGGAGACTGAAATCCAGTCTCTACTTCAATATCTTTCGTCTCCTTATAAATAATCCATTCTTGGAGACATGGGTCACGATAATGTATATGATCCTCATTTAAAGCATATGTATCACGAGAGGAACATGTATTATCAGTGTCGTAGTCATCCCCCTGTGTTGAGTCAGAGACATATCTCACATCACCCGCAGCAATACCGAATTGACTCGCCATCCCCACATAATTCTGTTCGCAGACCATTAATGTAAATCTTGAATTATCCTGTCTATATTTAAATAATTTATCAGTCTTGGCAGATTGTCCGGTAATGCTTCTCGCCCCTGATGTTGGGGGAGTTGTCCCATTCTTAATATATTTGACATCTGTCTGTAATGTAGATAAACCTTTTGTATCTATCAGCATCGGGCGACCTTCAGTATATGAATCATATACTCCATCTGAATCTTGGCGAGGGGCAACCCCGAAAGCATGCGCTCCCCATCCAAAGGTAGTCCCGTCCGCATCATAATCATAAACGGCTTTCTTTAAATCAAACCTTCTAGGCAACATCGCATAACCCTGGCCATTATTAGTCTTATAATATGTGATTGACATTGATACCTTATTATCTGCCAGCTGCCGGCGATCGCTCATTTGGACATATCTATATGATAAGGCTCCATTGGGAGGCAGTGTCCCTTCTGGAGGTATAGCCACATCTGTCCCACTATTCTGAAATGGATTTAAAAACAATTGATATTTCTCTAATACAGTCTCCTCAACTTCATAATCTACTTGTAAATCTCGGCCAGTAATCTCAATGACATCCCCATCTCCACAACCTCTTTCAGAAATAAATCCAGAATGAACTGAAATAATATCGCCGACATTCACTTTTAAACCATCTGATACCTTACAGGTAAATTGTGATGTATTAGTGCTGCCTGTGTGTTTCTCGGCTGAATTTGTCCGATTACAGTCTATTAATATTGTGTCGGTCGTCCCACTCATTTATATTAATAGATGATAAAAAATATTAAATAAAAATACGATGATTTATTTAGGCATATGTGATTGACACTCTGCCATTCTCTAATTGGAGAGACTTCATTGTCTCCAGCCAGACTCTCTGTATATATCCGTTTGTGGAGACTACAGCAGAATTGCTCCATTCCAGGTATAATTCAATACCCCTTGAATTGACCCGTTCTCCAGGCTGGAGTTTGAGGGCAGGATAAAAGAACTGCGCTCCAAGGGTGAAAAGACTATTCTTTGCGGGATCACCCGTGAAATTGGCCTGGGCTGATGCGCATTGGAGACTGCCGAGTGATAGACCACCCTTGCCCTCTCCCGAGAAGAGTTGGCGTGTAATACATGCCGGGGTGACCATTTCAGCCGATGCTGTATTATGAAAGTGTCTCGCATTATTCTTCACATCAATTGGGAAGATGAAATTATCATTGTATTTTAAATTAATAGTTGCCTGACCTTCTACATTTAAAGAAGATGTCGCACCATGTGAAACATCACGAAGAGGGGCAAATGCTCCCGTTCGGCCAGTGTTTAGGTCTCCGGTTCCATTTTCATCCACCGCTGATACACTGAAAAAGATTCTGTTTATCATTCGGCCGGCTCCACCAATATTTCTAATGAGTGTTCCACTTGGGACTTTACCTGTCCCATCATTTAATGAATATTTAGAGAGTCTATAATCAGCATAATTAAATTGAAGATTGCGATTCGCGTTCGCATATGATACCATCATCTCATTAGGATAAAAGAGATAATCAGCAATCATCTTGGTCTCCGATTGCTTGATACTACAGGTTGTTGCCGCCGACCCGCCGACCCGATGAGGTGTGATTACACGCTCTCCCACTGGGGTGAAGAAGAGTTCCAGGGTGACCAATTCATCTAGCATAAATAATGGAATCTGCTGCGTCTTCAAAAATGGCACAAGGTCTGAGAGAGAAAGTTGGAAGGTTGGTTCAGTCGTTGTGGAGACTCGGGTCAAATCATTCCAGTAACCAAATTTATAAATGGGGCGACCATTACCGACGGTGCCGTCGTTCTTGCCCCCGACAGTTGCTAATTTATTCATAAACTGTATTGTGCCTGCGGGACCTTCTACACCATTCTGTTGGGTTGGGATACCTGATTCTACACCATTATCAAAAGTTATGAAGTCTGCCGTAGAGTTACCAGGTGCGATTGTGCCATCTGTGACTGTCCCGTTGTCGGGATTAGATCCAGCCCAACCCCACATAAACTCATTCGCGGCATTATTGATTTGGTCTTTATATTCAAAACCAAAGTTCATTATTCTTGAAGTAAGATATTGCTCTCTTTCTTTCATTGCCTCCTGAGAC